CCCCTGTCCGGCATAGGAATAAAAATTTGACTTCCCCATCCAATAGACGCCGCCACGCAACTGCATTCCAGCGTGGCTTGAGGCCAAGCCTGCACCTGCACCGATCTTGTTAAATCCGTATGTATCGGGATAGCCGATGTAATTCATGGCCCATAGATCAAGATCGGTCCAGATCAGGTTTTGATTGGCGACTGCCATACCACCAACGCATGTGGACCCGATCGGTATTCGAAAGTTTCCCGCTTGTGAATTGGTAACGGCCTGCCATTGAAAGAAATTCTCAACATCGCACCACGCGATGAGCATCGGGTCTTGTTGCAGCCCAATGCCACCATCGATCGTCTCATCGATCGTCGATCCATACGCGATCAGAATTTGTTGGGACGTGGAAACGAAGATGCCCTTATTGAACACTGGCCCTGTATTGATTAGGGATGCGTTCGTGAATCCTCCGGTCGGGTCCCAATAATAAATCCCTCCGTTCTCAGGACATGCCAAGGCTATCGGACCCCAATTGTCGGAGGTCCAGTCAGTGGCCGTTATTTCTGTGCCAATCTGATTCGGATTGACGACGCCGGTTCCGTACCCGCCAAGACCGTAGCCTCCCAAGCCATAACCCGCTCCCGTAGGCGGTGGACCCAGCGCGATGTAATAGACCAATTCAGCGTTGCCGCCGTTCATTGAGAATGAACCACCTGCATTTGCAGTTGTAGATGCGGTGATCGTGAAAGCGTTGGCGCTCGTGATGGTGTTAACGCCATAGGCCCCTTGAACAGTTACACCGTTTCCCGATGTTGATTTTGGAAAGACGACAGTCGCCGGAAGCGCAGTGACGCCATGAGCAGTCAAAGCTACGGATACTACAGCACTCGCATTAACCGTGGTGAAAACAGGAACGGCACCTGCATTGTTTACGGTGGAGGTCGCATTGGTAGCAGCGGTCACCGTATAGGAATGCACGCCAACCACGGTGACTGTCGGGTAAAGACCGGAGAGAATTACGCCTCCAATCGATATTGGAGTATTGAACAGCACCGAATCATTCACCGTGACGTTCGATATGTTCGGATCAGCGATCGTGACGGTTGGCGTATTTAGTACTGTTGAGAAATTAGGCGTGAAGTCGGACGTAAGGGTTTGTGGGGTAATATCCTGCAAGGACCCACTTGTTATAACATCAAGTTGCGTTGTCGTCCCGACCAATAAATGATTAACCGAATTGAGATCGCTCCATGCGTGGAGATCGCGAGGGGTGCCGGCTACGGCGAATGGATAGAACGCCACCCATCCGCCGATTTTTTGAAAGAGGCCATCACGGAACCGCCCTAGTTGTGTTTGTGCGTATCCAGCTTCCAATAATGTTGGCGTCTTCTCAAGATTCACACCGGGGACTAGGCGCACACTGCCGAACATCACGCAGCTCGGATCATGGTGATGCCGCCGATGTAGGTTGGCTGCACCACAGCCGAAGGTCCTGCGGCCCCAGTACCAGCTCCACCAGCACCCGTTCCCGTAACAAGGCCGGCAATGACTTGAGATCTGGAAAGCGTCGAAGTTCCGGTCCAAGTCGTCCCTGGCGGCGAGTACGGCGAAACCACGCCTCCGCTAGTGGGCGTGCCTGGATTTGTAAGAATATTGGAGCCGAGCGTAGTGATGGCGACTGGCACGGCTCCGCTATTCGGGACATCTACAGTGATGTTAGATGTGCCAGCAGTAGCAAGGCCCGGCAGTTGAGTGGCAATAAGGTTTTTCGTCTCAGCACCCCCAGCAGCTAAGGGGGTATTGCCATCCACTCCACCACCCGCTGTTGTCATGCGGCTGGTCCCTTGATTGAGAGCGGCGCGTCCGCGCCCTCGCGCATCTGGCAGTGTCGTCCCTATCAAGGCTGCCAAGAATGGATACGTCACAGCACTAAACACCGATCCATCGCAATTCAAGAATGGAGGCTTGGTGCAAGATGTAATCCAGCTGGGAACAGATGATCCAGCGAAGTCAACATAGGTCCCGACTTCCTGCAGATTAACGAATCTGACATTTGTGCCGTCGCTGTAAACGTGTCTGACCGAACCGAATGGCATGCCTATCACCTCTCCCACGGAAACGGCGCGGAGAATGATGGGGAAGCTTGAACTAACGGACAATCCAGACGTGTCGATAATGTAATAGCCGGGCAATGGCAGCGTCACCACAACCGAAGCTGTCACAGTTCCGGTAAATTTAAGAACCGCATTCTGAGCCTGCGTAGGGCCTCCTGATGGAGTTACCGCGCCAGCGGGAGCAGTGAGCGTAACAGGAGATGCCGCTACTGAGATCGTCTGTACGCCACCGAAAAAGCCGTCGATGGCTGAAAAATCGCCGTTGACTGGTACATCCCATGTACCGACATCGCTCCCGCGCGTCGGGATGAGCAGCGCGACATTTGGTGTGTTTGGGTCTGCCAACTGTCTATGTCCTCGATGGCGTGGCCTCTGGCCCAGTGCTCAGTTCGCTCCACCCTTGGGCTTGAAATTTCTTTCTCGCTTCCTCGGTTGAGGCGGACTTCAGTGACCTATCATACTTTATCTGCCATGACACGCCGGATTGCGGATCGTCGGTTGCGGCACCAAAGTTTTTCAAGAAGCCAGCTCCCATAACGAGTGCCGCATTCAAAAATACATCCGGGAAGTATGTCGATAGCAGGGTTGTCGTGTTTGACGCAGACAGTGGCGCAGGACGTTGCGTGCCCACCACCTCAACCGTGTAGGCCGCATCCGGCCAAGGCCCGACAATGAATGAATTCTGATTGATGGGAGCGAAGTATTGCGGCACGCCAGAGCCCGTAGCGTTCGGATAAAGAAAATCCAGCACTTCCTTTGTAGAAGGCAGGAGCGGATTGCGTGTTCCCAACTCTGGATCGAAGGTGCCTGCAGGAGATATGACATTCAATTCCTGCGTTACCAAGAATGGCCCGTTGGTCGTGCTGGTAGCTTCTGTGAAGTTACGATTTCCAGCCACCAATGCCACTGACGAATCCCGATATATCGTGTTGAGCAAGTCAAGATCGCGATACGTCATCTGCTCTGCGTCATCGATGATGTTTGGCAGCGCCGAAATGTAGTTGGGGTCACCGACGGGCACCACCAAGAAGTTAGCTAGAGAGGTGGTGAATGTGGCGTAGGTCAGGCTCATGTATCACCAAGCCATGCAGCTAAATGCAACCACATCGGCGGCAACGGTTGTTGCGGTGAAAGTGGCGGAAGTTGCTGTATTGGCGGTTTGCTTCAAGGTATCCGCTGGAGTTGTCTGATCCTGCGCATTGCAGGTGTAGCCATTTGGTGCCGTGGGCAGCGATGACAAGATGATTGTACCAGCAGCACAAACCGCCGCCGCGAACTTGCCTGCCGTGGCACCTCCAGTAAAGCTGGAGGCAACGCAGCTCCCCGTAGTCCCGACTGGGGACGTGCCTCGCGCTTGAACGGCACCCGTTATAGCAATCCCCCCGATTCCGGGATCATTGCCCCCGCCGCCTCCGATCGCGAGGCCACCGCTCGGCTGCAACGTCATCCCGAGGGTAACGGTCGTTGATGTTGTTGGCGTTGTGTAAAAATCAATCGCGGTCGCTTGGTTGGTGCCAGACCAAAGGCTATTGGACTTCATAATAATGATCGCGCCCGATTGAAACGACGTACCGTTATGGCCGTAGCCGCGAAGATTGAATAATGCCGTGTTACCCGGCGTAGCGGTAGGAGAGGCTGAGGTGCCACCGGCGGAAGCCCCGGAAAGCACATTTCCCGTCGTGGAACCGTAAGACAGCCATTCCTGACCTCCGGCGGTAGCATCCGCCGACTGCATACGTGCGAGACTAGTAGCAACCACTAGGGCAGGAGACGATCCACTACTGGCGTTAACATCCAGGAATGTCTTGGCCGTACCGGTGAAGCCAATTCCGAAGAATCCGCCATTTGTTATACGGCCGCGCTCGACCTGACTTCCGGTTTTAAAGAGGATCGCATCTGTAGTGCCTGCACCTGACGTGCTCTCTATCGTCAATGTAGACGCTGCTCCGGTGCCGCCGGCTATGAGCGGAACGGTCTCCGATGTTGATGTCGTCAGCGTTGTGAAACTGCCCGCGAGGGGCGTCGTGGTCCCGATGATGACATTGTTGATTTGGTTGCCACCACCCGAAACAGTCCCTCCCAGCGTGTGCGCGGGGAGCGTCCAAGTAGCGCCAGCCGTCCATACACCACGGGCGTCAACCGTGTTCAAGATTGGGCTGGTACCGAACACAGCCACGCCACTCCCGGTCTCATCGGTCAATGCCGTTAAAAGATTGGCCGATGAGAATGATCCCAGCGATGCCGCGTTGCCAACGGAGGTCACCGCTCCAGTCAGGTTCGCGTTGGTCGTTACCGTGCCAGCCGTGAGGCCAGCGGCGGTCCCGGTCAAGTTCGTGGCTGTGCCTGATTGCGGTGTGCCCAGGACGCCGCTGAATGAGACCAGCCCACTAGATGCATTCAATGTATTTTGCAGAGCCGACGCGACATTGCTTCCCAGCCCTGACACGCCAGTTGCTATGGGAACCAAGTTACCAGCGGAAAATACTCGATTGCTATTGTCGAAAATGCCAGCGGTCGCATTGACTGTGCCTCGCCCAAGACCCTTCGGACAAGAACCAACAATGATGCCGGATACGATTCCGTCACCGATGCAGACTTCGCCAACGCCGATGTTTGATCCGTTTGGCGTTGCCTGAAATAAAATGGACGAACCATTCGCCGTTGGCGTCCATCCTTCTGTAGCAATGAAGGTAACCTCAGTATTTCCGCCGGGAGGACCGAAGGCGCTACCTGTCCATCCAAGTGCTTGGACAATGCCAATCTCCTGATTGGCAATAATGGCCGTTGGGCTAGCGCTGGTTCCATTTGTTGCAAAGAACGTGAGCGAGCCGCCGTTTCCGGTGCCTTGCCCAAGTACCATGCCAACTTTATTGTTGGTCGATGGGAATGGCTGAACGGTGAAGCCAACCAACGCCCCACCCAGAGCCGCCGGGGTAGTCCCCTGCGAAGCAAATGTAGATCCGCTCAGAGCGTTTGCAGCACTATAAAAAGCAACCTGATTGGTGGTGCCTGAGACTATGGGGCACCCTCCGGACAAATCGGAACAAGCAAGCGTCGCGCTGACGAAGTTCGTTCCATTGCCGCGAAGCACATTGCCTGACGTGGCCGCATCGCCAACCCGATACCCGTTGAGGGCATTGATGACGCCCGCAGGCTCATCCAATGGTGTTGTGCTGACCGAAAATCCACCGGCCGCGCTCAATCTGACTTTTTCGCTAAGGCTGGTCGTGGTTCCTGCAACAGTCCTAAGGGCGATATATCCGCTATGATCGGACCCAGTCTGTGCGTTGAACGTGTTGAAGTCGATCGCAGTGCCCGATGAAAATGTGGTGCCATCATACGCCTGCCCACCAATGCTTAGAATGGTGTTAGCAGCGCCAACTGCCGTCTTGGACGCCTGTGTATTCCCGGCCAATCTAGCAATAATGATGCTTTGATTTGCAAAAGTATCAACCGAGATCCCGCCGATAACACCATTGGCGGAAACGGTATGTAAATTTGGCGTAAGACCAGAAAATGCAGTCGGCGTTGCTGAGTTTTGATTCAGGGTCAACAGTGGTCCAGATGCTGGCGCTGCATTGGCACCAAGCGCCCATTGGCCTGAAATCAGTTTTCCACCAAGAACAGAACCATTGCTTTGGAATGTAAGCGGGCCGGATGCACCAAGAATGGGTGTCGTTATTGAAGTTCCGAGAATTGGTGCCGACGTTGCAACAGGGAGCGCGGATGACCCGGTCGGGTTGCCCAATACGGTGAGAGCCCCGATAGGAGTAGTCCCCCCAGCGGGGATGAGGACTGGCCCCGGAAGGCCCGGGGCACCACTGACGTTGCCGCAAAACTTTCCATCACCGAATTGCCCACCGCAGCCCGATTGCGCAGCCGCCGAGCCTCCCAAGGCCAATAACAAGCCAAATATGCTAATAAGCCGCGTCATACCATGCACTCGATGCAAGAGGATTAAACCAGAAGTAGCCGAATGGATTATTGATGACGATCTGCGACAATCCATCCAGCCTTTGGCCACCGGTAAAGGTAACTGTGATTGGATGGGAATCCGCATCGCCCTTCAAGTCCTTGACCAGAACGGGCAAGGAATAAAGCGTCGCGTCTCCCAACACAATCGACGTAGCGGACCCGATCGTTTTATTGACCAGAATGCGGGTGTCAGTCCGAACCGAGGAATACGACGCGCCGGAAGTAACGAATGTCGGGGTCAGATAAAGTGCCCCCGCGATGAGCAATGCGAGATTGGCCGCTGTGATCGCGTAGTTTACGCCGTTAGCTTGGTTGCCTGGAGACACCACCTCAAACAAGGCCGTCAAATCCACCGTTCCGCCGGGAAACAGCGGGAGATCGGTCATCTGACCGCCCTGAAAGTCATTGAGAAGTGGGTTCTGGGCCGGGTTGAATACCATCAATAATCCGTCTGTGTGGTGAAATAGACGGATTGCTGTAGTGATCGTGAACAAGATGAGCGCTGCAAATAGCGCGGTTGTCCACGCTGTAAAAGCCTGGGCCAAATCTCATCGACGGGGTATTGTTCGGGCCTCGCATTCATCAATCCGACAGGATCAGGAGGCAGGACGATCGCGCCTAGCTGACGTTGCGGCTTGTCGAGAAATCGAGAGATCGTCAGCGTGCCCGTTGGCATCAGGCGGAATCCGCGCCATTCACTCTGGGCCTGCATATCCTCTGTATTCACGACAAAGCCGCTGCGCATATCGGTTGCCCAACTCCTGGGTGACCGTGGATTGGTTCGCGCGTGCTTGGGATGAGGTCGCCATGCCATCGATCTTATCTCCTGTAGTAGGTCTGCAAGCTTGGCGAGAGCGACAAACCTACGTTTTCAGTATCCTGCGTAGCTGCGATCTTCCAAGCATCCATAGCATTCTTTTCTCTCTTGTCCTCCAATTCTGGAGCGTAAATTCTGGATAATCGATGGGCGAGACCGGCCACAAAAGCATCATACCATCGATATGGGATATCTGGCGTCTCGCCTCCGGGCAGATTGGCGTCCTGCATCTGGGTACATGCGTAGTAATTGAGGACATACGGCCCATTGCCGTCCGGTACCGGATACATCGTGATCGTAGGAGCAATCAACCGATCGAACCAGAATTGGGATGGCTGGCCTGTGTTTTGCGGATTGGCCAATGACGCGAACTCGGAACGAGAAAGCGGGCTGATGACGAGATTTGTCTGTTGCTGAGTGCCGGAATTTCGACTGATATAGGCATCCAAGACCATCACAACTCTCAGCGGCACGGTGTAGGTGGGCACGGTTGTAACCAACGCGACGGATATCAATTCCACCTTGAAAAGGTTCACCTGCTTGTTGGACCACTCGACAAACAGCAGATTCATCTCCTCGCGAGCCGAGACCATATGTTCTTGACGTAGAGACGGCGCAAAGACCCGCACCCGGCGAAAGGCGGTTAGAACACTCTGGCCAGTGGTGAGTGTAAAATCATAGGTGCCTGAACTGGAGATGTTGAACCTCTCTTAAGCCGCCGCGATCCACGCAGTAACAGTAGGGCTCGTGCCACCAGACAAGACGGTGAGATTGGCTCTAAGCCCAATGAATGGAGGGATTTCAAAGCCATAAAGTTCACCATCTGTGTCAGCATTGCCACCGCCAAATGGCTTCCAATGCACCCCATCCAACGTAGCCTCAACAACCACTGTGACGACATCTGGATTACCAGTATATGAAACTTGGAGCGATGCAGTAGTCTTTGGCGAATCCGCGTATATGGCTGCACCGAGACCTGTTGACGTTGTTGCGCTGAGCGATTTTACAAAAAGAGACATTTTGTCATCCTAATTCGTTGTCCAGCCCTGTAGTGTTTGCAGGGTCAAAGATCCAGCGGTGAGAGTTGCGATGATGGTGCGAACTCTGGTCACCGGTGCGGTAATCGGTGCCACTTTGCTTGCAGCGGTTGCCGCTGGAAAATCGGTGCTGTCAAACCAAATCGCATTAGCGTCGGAAATATTACAATCCGACAAGCTATACTGCAATTTATATGAAACCGGACCCGTGACCAGCGTAAACGCAACGTTCACATTGAACGGCGTGATGGATGGATCGAGATTGACCGAGTCCTTGGTGCCGGTGGTTGTGTAAACGACTTCATGTATAAGTGCCATTGCGGTCCTCTCTCCAGACCGCTAGTCGTCCAGCTTGATATCAGGAAACTTGCGGTGAACTTTAGCGCGTATTTCGGCCTTCAACTCCGGATGAAACTGACTGGCCCTAGCCATGGCGTTTCTGGCGGTCATTGATCGGAAAACTGCGGTTCGGTCCCGCAAATTCCTTTGCTGGTAACGCATCACGCGCTCCTGCCGTCATCTTTGCCATCAGCCGCCCTTGTGAGCACTCGAAAATGGCTGCTTGTCCGATCCGACGCGACCACCGGACGCCCTTTTCGGCCGATCCATGCGATGCTTGGACTTGCCGCCTTCGGCCTGCATATCCTTCTTCACTCGGCCGCCCTTCTTGTGCTTCTCGTGGGCTTCTTCAAGAACATCCGGGTTGCCGGATACGACCATTCCAACACGGCCACCCTTGGCATGACGCGATCGGGACATCTTCTGTTTTCCTTCTCTCGGCGCGAGATACTTAGGTTGTAGTGGACGCTACGTTGCCGTTTGCAGCCGTTGGCGCCGATGTAATGAACACGAGTTGGCCAGTGGTAGCCACCTTGCCAGCAACACCAACCACGGAAGTTGAGGATGCTAGCACAAAGACAGCACCAGCCGTGGCACTGATCGTAAGCGGAAGGGTGCTCGCCACCGCGCCAGCGTTGCCCATATCGTTGATGAACAGGCAATCATCAAAGATGAAATAGCCAGTGCAGGTTACGGTAGCCGCATTGATTTGCGCGGACGCGGCAACGCTGGACCACATCACAAAATAGCAACTGACGAATGTGGAAGACCCGGCCCCGGCCAGCATTTCCATCGTAAAGTTGGTACCCGTGGCGCGAACGATTGCGTCCCCGCCAATGATACATCGGCTGAATGAATTGTTGGCGCTAGCCAAGGTGAGCGCGCGATTGCCGGCATGTGCCGCAGCCGTCGCATTACCGACCTGACTGAAGGAACATGCAATGTAGTCGTTGTTTCCGCCGGCCTCAGCCCAACAAACCTGCGCAGCCGCTTGGGCGATGCCGCTAAGGGCCGAAATATTCTGGAAAGTACACCCGGCCCCAGTCACATTGACCAGCGGGCTAAAGGCACCCGTGGTTGCCGCGACATTCGACACGGTCAGCAATGATGGTCCAGGTGCACCTCCACCATTGAGGCCGATCATATGGGTGCGGGACTTGCTCCATGCCAAAGAGACCGTCAGATGGATGGTGCCAGCCACAAAAACAACATCGTCATTGTTCGCGGTGCATTTGCTCAACGCCTGCGTGAGCGTGGCAAATGGGTCCTGCGGACCTCCGGTATTGCCATCGCTTCCGTTGACCTCGTCAACCCAGAAGTAATTGCCCCGAAACGGCAGCATGGCTGCAATGCCATACAGCGGCATTCCGAACTGGCCGGAAACGTTGTTGCCTGCGGTGTTGTATCCCGGCGTCGCCATAACTCATTCCTTCTTTAAACAGGGATACCGTCCCTAGTCTTCGGTGGCCATGACGACCGTTAGATTTACACCTTAACAAAACAGGATGGTTGTCAATTTTCGATGCATCATTTCCTTCTGAATTTCAGGTATTGAAAATAATGCAACAAAATCAAGAGGTTGGAAACTCCCCCCATCCTGCGCGGGGGTCGTTGTAGCCGAATGAGTACCGCTCATAAGCCTTAACCAGCAAGTTGTCAGTAACGTTGTCAACCCACATGTCCGATTCATACGGAATGCGCAACATGTGGATGAAGCCCTCAATATTCGTGGTGAGGAACCACGCGAAGTTGCTGGTCAGGAAGTCCATCACCAAATGGCCTTCCGGCAATCCTCCTGACAGCGTGAGGATGGCGTTGACATCGTTCATTGCCGTACCGGGACGAAGCTCCGTCTTCATCAGGCGGATAGCAACCGCCTCAAGTGCAGTCGGCACAACCAATCTGCGGGCGCGGGACAGAATACGAAGACCGCGCTCGTTCACGAACTGAGTTCGAACGTTGGTCATGTTCGCCAGCAAGGACGATTCATTCAGTGACTTCGGCGTGCTCGAAGTGTTCGCCCATGTCCCGCCATCGAACGGATGATCCGTAGCGAACAGAGCCTTGCCGTCGCCGATCTGGCTGGAATTGTAGACGTTTCCCAGATTGAAAACGTTGGCTCCCTGGATTTCCTTGAACTGGGCAAACGCCTCTTGCAGCTTCAGATTGGTCGGATTGAACTGAGCCTTGTACAGATTGTCATCGATCGCCTTACGGGTGATCGCGTATCCGAGGGCAACTTCGATATGCACAAATGCCCACGTGAAGCGCTCGCCGGCATTGTTGTCGAATTGAGTTGCCGCACCCTCATCTTTGAGGAATGGCAGCGCGACAAATGCCATTTGAGTCGAGCGCTCGACCGCCATGGCCGATTTGTGCGTCTTGAAGACCTTGTCCCATTGTCTGGGAATCATGTCGTAGCTGCCACGGACATCGAACAGTCCGGGCAGAAGCTCAGATCGGATACTAGCGAGGGCTACGGGCATTTATTGTATCTTTCCTAAGCGGAGAAAATTTGCTCAATAACCGTCACCAGACTACGGGAATCCCGTCTGCGTCTTGAATCGCTGGTTGTTGAAGGTAACGACCGCCCATCCGAATGGCGTCGTTGAATCCGAGCCGTTTCCTATGCCCTGATAGAGATTGTAAACTTGGAATGGCAGGGTTGTGGTCGCGGCCAATGTCGTCTGCTCAATTGTGGCGCCAGAAAAACCACCGCCAACAATTGATCCGGTGCCGATGTTGAAATCAACATTTGAATCAATGGCAGAGTTAGTTAGAGACGTGCTGAGAGCGGCAGCAAGAAACAATGCGTTTGGCGCATTAATGATGTAGGCCGTGGCATCAGATGCGGCCGAGCCGGGCCAGAATGGCGACCATTGAGGCGTTCCGCCGCCGACTGGGATATAAACGCACCCATCAAAAATCCCCTCTAGGGGCTGGGTTGCTCCCGCTGCGGCTTGTTTGATGTATCCAGTAGCGGTAATTTTGTTGACCGGATCGCCACGGTAAATCTTCGTGGTATTTGCGGAGGAAATCAGCCGCGTCGCGAGCTGATAGTCTGGACCGGCCCCGGACGTAAATCCGATATGCCGAAAGCCGAACGTCGCTAGAGTGTTGGCCATGGCCAGAACCGCTCCCTGTTTGTGGAGGCTGTCCGGCAAGCTCTGCTGGATTGTGTGCCTTGGAAAACCGCCCAACGCTGGGGCGGGTCAATCTAAGGAGCGGAAAGGCGCTATCCGTCTCGGCTTAGGAAGCATTCGACGCATTGCACTCGCCGAATTAGAAACCTGATTTCGTCTATACACATAAAAGATGGGAACCGTCAATGGGTTTAGCATCCTCGGCAGATACTAGGCGATTTTCCAATCTCGGGATCATCGTCCGAAGGGAAAATGCAGGGCTGACCCTCCACCTCCCGCGACCATCTGAACAAGCCATAGAATGGCTATCAGGGCTACAATTACCCATAGCAACTGAATAACTTTTTCAGGGATTGGCAGGCCGATCACATCTCGCAACACCCAGATCACGAGGTAAATTACGATCGCGAGCAAGCATAGATAGATCAAAAATGTAATGACCGATGCCAGCATGACTTGGTCCTCTGATGGACCACAATAACCCCGCTTTGGAACTTTGGTTCCCTTATTCGGCCGCCAATTGAACTTCAGTCTTGGCTTTCTCATCCGCCCATTTGGCGTAGCAAGCCCTGAACGAGTGCATGCCGACGTGTTCGATTTCATATCCGCCAGCACCCCAAGTCGTGCCGCCGCACAATTCCCAGCGATAGCAAAACGAAATGTCTTCCGACATTCGATGACCTTTTTCGTTCCGGATCGGATCGAAAACACGTATCATCCGGCCTTCGGGGTGAATGGCCGGATTGTCCAATGCGGTGTCGATAATATCGGGCAACTTCTCAATCATGAGATTGATCGCGTCGCGGCGAATCAGTAGAACGCCAGCCCCGAGCCCACGAACTTTGATGAACTGGCCTTTGCCGCCAGCGTTCATGTGCTTGCCCCATCCGGAGGCTGCCCATTCCACTTCCAATGTTTTCTTGGGATAGATACCACCAACCAACGGCTCATTCAGCGCCAGCATGTCAACGATCAATTCCGGGGGGAAGCCCATGTCCGCGTCGATCATCAGCAGATGGCTGGATTCCTTCATGCCATCGTACCAATGGGTCAACGCGACATTCCGGACCTCAACGATATCGGGGCTGGACGACGTGGTGATAGCTACGCTATGTCCCTTTTGATGCAGGACCGGAACAAGCCGATGGGTGGATTGAAAGGTGGCGGCAGATATCTGATGCCCGTATCCGGGCACATAGATCATAACATTTGCCACCGATCATGCCTCCATTTCGTAGTCATCCGGAGGAACTTCCAGCGACTTGTCAATCGTGGTCCGGATGCCGCTGACGTTACGAGCGCGCCCCGCATTGGCGCCGGGCAGGTTCGCTTGGGTGAGCTTGAGCGAATCAGTCTGATCGCGAAGCTGGGCCTTAGCTCGGATTTCATCTTCCTTCAGGGCTTGCCGCGTCAATTCCGCCGGTCTTTCTTCCAACCGCTGACCACCGACGATTATCGCCCCGTCATAACCTGGAGCCGTCCAGATGCCGGGATGCCGCGAAGCCGGAACCGGCCTCCATCCGTTCTCATATAGATCAACAATAGTGCCCTGATGGATCTCGGCAATCTCCTTGTTCATCGCCGTGACGGCATTCCATTGATAGGACCACCCATGGGGTGCTTGGGCGCGTTCGAATATATCCTGATTGGACTGCGGACGGCGGCGCTCTAGCATCTCGCCATCACGCCCCAGAACGGAGGATGCTTGCCGGCTTGGCTCTCGTGCCAATTCCCGATCAGGAGCGCGCGGGGCAGGACGTGGATTATTCCTGCGCAGCGGCGGGCCTGCCTGAGCTTCTGGCGGCCTGACGTTGATGGGAACGCCCAACTTACGCCCCGGCTTGCGAATCGGCGTCACGCCATCGGCCCGGTACCCATAGGGTGCGGCTGGGTCGCGCTCGGGCGCCTTCTGGACGACCTCTTCGTCATCGTCGATTTCAAGATGTTTGGCCACTTTTGGTCTCCTCGATGATTCGCTGGCGGATATTGTTGATGGCGGCTGGGAGAACCAACGCGCTCAGGGTTGGCAATTTTGACAAGCTTTTATCGATACCGTAGGCCTTTATGGCCTCGCGCGAAAGCCGATCTCGCTCCTCAAATATCTGATCGATGTACGGCACCATATCGCGAGGGATGGCAGTGGTTGTTTCTATGGTTTTAGTTTTGCCATCGATATACTGCGCCTGCTCCACATCGAAGATACCATCGCCAAGTTTGATGCTGGTTTCACCAATCTTGACTTCTCCAAAGAGAGCGCTCTCTCCAGATAGCTCACCGCTCCACTTCTTCATCCAATCGTCGGTCAGCTTGTACGCGGCGTTAATTTGCTCTTTGCGCTCAGCATCCACCTCGAATTTTGGCTTCTCAAATAGGCCAAGCCCGTTCACCTCAATATCGCCGATGAATCCGGCTGGCATGAAATAGCCGTCATGGCGAGAAGCCGGTACCGCAGCCCAGCCACGTCCACTATACATATCCTTGTCATGGATGAGGTGCATCCATTGATACGCTCGGCCCTGCGGGATCATTTCAGGAGAAACAAAGAACGGGTCAGCATGCCGCCTACGAGGCAGGATGGTGTATCCCGCGCCCCACAGATCGTCGATGATTTCTCGGGTTACTACTTCACGGACGGGTTTCATTGTTCGTTGAAGCTCCGATCGTAGTGCCCCTCTCTTTGCATGATGGATTTACGTCTGGCAAATTCAGTATGGCCGATGGGATCACCCTTTTTGAACTTGCCCTTCGGGTCATCCCAGTTCCAGACCACGCTGCCATCGGTCGCCGACAGGGCCTCTCGCTTCGTAAGTACGATCGTCATGCCGCCTCCGTTCATTCCACCACCTGCATTGCCGTTCGGGGCTGCGGCCGAGCTTGGCCGTATCTGAACCCGAGGTTTCGCGTCCTTTTCTTCTTGTTTAGGCGCAACCTTCGTCGATATCCCGGCTTCAATCCGGGTAAAGTACTCGTCGCTACCTTCCTCAACATCATCAGCCACGGCCAAATTATGCGCCGCCATCATTCTGGCATTTAGCTTTTTGTCGGTGACGCAATCCGGGTGTGACCTAATCCATGCGGCAGCGCGTGGAGCCAATGTGGAGGCCAGAGCCTCAACAGGATCAGGCCGCGACTCCTGACGGATTTCTTGGCGCACTAGCTTGGTCGCCGACTGGTCTTTCAGGTCGCCTTCGGCCTCCTTGAGCCTTTGAATGCGACTTTCTGCCGCAGCCATCTTCCGTTGGGCCTTGGCCTGATCGACAAAATTGCCAGCCTCAGCAGCCGCGATATACTCACCTTCAGCCGCGTGGGCTTCGGCTTCCGCCGCCTGAATGCCGGTCAAAACCGTATCGAGTTGGCTGGTAGCCACTTCCTTACGAGCGGCAGCAATTTCCTGATCTTTGACATCCAACTGTCGCTCAGCGCCAGCCAAGCGCTGAGTCGTCTGATTCAGCGTGCCCTTTAGGGTTTCGAATTGGCCTTTGAGGTCGCTGATCGGATCGTCCGCCACCGCTTTCTTAGCCGGCGGCGGATCGGGCTTGATTTCCGTTATGACCCCAGCGTCTCCCTCATGCGGGATCGTCACTTCGATTGCGTCGTCGTCAAGATCAGCCATGGGCTGGTTCCTCTAATTGCAGGCAAACCCTATAAAACACATCTCGACGAATTTCGCCGCAGACAAACCACTCGACTGAGACGCGATCGGATTCCAGATGATAGACCATCATGGGAGGGCCGCCAGATTTCAGCCAGACTATGGCTCCGATCTGAATTGGGTCGGATAGCAATATTCCCGCTATCGAGACTGACATCAGTAATAAATCTCCGGATCGGAGACTTTCATCAGGATGCGGGTGTCCTGGAATAGCCGGCACGGCACCTCGCGAATGAATAACCCAATCCCATCGGCGGGCTGATACATTACCCAATCCCCAATTTTCAGTTTGTCGCCGTTAAATTTGGCGATGTTGTCATCTTTGAATGCCCCTTTGCCCATTGCCACCACCATACCGATGTTGCCTTGAAAGCGATCCTCCTCCACGGCCTTATCGGTCAAGTAGATACCTCCCTTGGTTTTGCCGGGGCGGATGTATCCTGCAACAAGAACCTGAGAATGCAAGACAATCTGCTTTTTGAGATTACCTAGCTTGGCGAGCAACAAGACCTTTGGATCAGATTCGATATCGTCGGCTATCTCACGCATTTTGCCGATAGCATTGGATCGGGCCATCACAATTTCCTTGGTTTGTCTGAAATGAGAAAGCGGGAATAGATGGCATAGCCACTCTTCTTGCCGTCGAAGCAATTAATCTCGGGCTTGACGCGCCAATACAGATCTTTTGGAGTTAGTGGTATTAGGCCAGCAACACGTGCTATCCATGCGTCCAATGCATCGTCGGCGCTGGACATGCGCCCGACAATTATCTGGGCATAATGCTCGCCAGTGGGCGCGTGACTTGGGTCAGGCTCGCCCTGATAGACATAAACTGAGCGGAAATTGCTCTCAAAACGTTCTGTAGCTTGCGCTAGTGCAGCGTGTACTTCACTGCTGATCGGCAGTTCGTGCGGTGTTTTGGACAATTTTAGCCGCTTGGCAGTCAATGGGTGCATCCCAGCGTGTTGCCGCTCCTGCATGGAACGGATAGGTCGATTACGCGTCTATTCTCTTTTTCGCCTCTTGGCAAAATACAATCGCCACATCCAATCCATGGATCTTGCCGCGTCGCTTCTCAAAATCAGCCCAATCCCTCGCGGATAGCAGGCCATCAAATTCCTTGGCGCGCTCGGCCTCCAAATCCCTCAACATATTCCGGGAGAGGGCTGGGTGATCATCCTGAGCAAGGGAAACGGGCTCCAGTTGTGGAGTTGGAGCATCTCTCTTCTGACCGTATGGATTATAGGCCATTATTTCCGTGCCTGACGGTGCTCTTTGAACAAGCGGGCCTCGCCCGTCGCCGAGCCTCCGGGCATTTTCGTCGCTGGCGATACCCCATCGGGGGATTCGGTTCTGCGGGCATAGAACGAGCGAACGCGACCGCCGCTCTTGAAGGTAACGGGTTTGCCACGGTCAAGGTTCTCCGGGCACAAATCAGTCTTGCCGGAATCGTTATGCTGGACCTTGGTTCCGCTGCGTTTGCTTTCCTCGAATACCTTGGTGCCGGCATTCACTCGGCCGCCAGATGCGCGATTTGGCCCCGTATAATTCCCAGTTTGATGACGAGCGCCAGCATATTTACGGTCTTCCAGCATCCCGCGACCTGATCCAGCATCCCACGTAACATCACCACCGTCTGATTTTTTCACATGGCCGCCCTTGGCATATCGGTTCGGCGGAACCTGCGATGGCCTCTTGGGAAGTTTTATTGCCTTGATCGGTTTAACGCTTTCAAATGGACTTGGGGGTAATGCGGTTTCTTCCACTTCACCACCATTTTCCCGGTGAACTCGGCCACCCTTGGCCCTCATTGGCATAGGAGGCGGGCCACTCGGCGGCGGCATGGGCATGGATGGTTTGGCGGCCATCGGAGGAGGCATTGCGCCCGGCCCAGCAATACCCATCGGGGGGGGTGACGATATAGCGCCAGCGGCGGGATGACCTCCTGTGATCACATTGACGATTGTTTTGGCATTGCCCTTGACACGCCCACCCTTGGCGCGATGCGGCTTATCCATCCGGTGCTTTGATTTTTCACCTTCGGCTTCCATGGAAGCCATCTCGCGCTTGGCTGAGGCCCCATGAGTGACCTTGCCGGATTTGACAGCGCCGCCCTTGGCGTAATTCTTGGTGATATGTCCCACACGAGAATGTTCAACGGCGGTTTGTCGGTGAGAGGCGTAGGGATGGGCCATATTGTTGTTCCTCGCAGGAAAGCTTACTTCGCATTGATTTGTGATTTTGTCTATGGCTTAGGTTTCGGCGGTTTCATGGCTTCTGCGGTATCGAGAACGGCCTGATGCGTCCCGAGCGCGGCTTGGTGCGCGGCCTTCCCAACCTCAAGACCGTGTTTGGCATGGTTCATTTTCTCGGTATGGGCCTGTTTAGCCCGATCGCCCTTATGGGTGACGATCGCCTTGGCGAGATCGATCGTTTTGTCTTGCACCGTGGCGGCTTGTTCCTTGGCCTGCAATTCAGCCTTTTGAGCCGCTTCCTGCGCTTTGACTTCAACCGATTTGCCTTGGTTCTGCGCCGTCAATAGCTTGGCTTGGGCTGTTATTTCCTCTGGCGAAGGTTTGGAATCCGCTGGCTGAGCTTCCTTGATTAATCCCTTCGGGTCCTCCCGCATCGCGGCAAGAACGCGCTTCAGGGTCTCCAATGGATTCATCAATGCACCCAAGGGGCCAGCCTGTAATTCAGTCAGAGCTACAGCCCGCATGACTCGATGAATGTGGCTTGGAACGTTCGGATCCGACTTCGGCCTGAGAGTATAGGTATCCAGCGCCTCGATCAGCTTGGCCTCATCCCAATAATTCTTGGCCTTCTTGTTGCCCTTCCAGAACGATTCGGGGTTCTCCCGGAACAAATCCGCGATCAGGCCCAACTCCTCATCCTGGGCCATGTGTCCAAGCTTGTGCGTCGCGGCCATCAGTTTGGTGGACGTTTCGATATGGGCCAACATCGTCCCAACCGGGATATCCTTGACGCCTTCACCCAAGGGGACCTCGGCCGAAGCCCCGGCCTGCTTGCATTGCTCGGTGATCTTCTCAATCAGCGCCATCATGCCAGGGCCTGCCTCCCGGTATGGAAGCTGAGCCACGACATCGCCGATGGGCATGTTGTTGGTCTCAATAGGCGTGCCCGTACCGGGTTGAAGGATCAAATCGCTGCTATTCTGCCTCCCCGCTAGCTTCGCAATCAAGAAGGCCGGGAAGGCCGCCAGCATGGCTGCATCCAACGATATCCGCCATGCGGCCGTCATTGCTGCCGTCGAGTTTCCGAGAATGTTGAGTAGTCCCGTTCCGTAGAAGCCGGGACCGGGAACGTAAGGGTACTTGACGTACATCCGCTTACGCTCGCACTCCTCATCCTCCGGCTTCCAGTCCCTCCGAACAGCCAAAATCTGCATCGTGTCCTTGTCCATCGTGACAAGGTACGGCAGAGGTATCCCATTGCCCTTGTATTCAGCGGGCGCGAACTCATCCAAGTCCAATTCGCATTGCACTTCCCAAAGCGTATAGGGCTGGTCCTCGGGGCGGGATTTGCTGGACTGCACACCTTGGATGGATGCGATCTTTTCCGTGACCTGATTCGGCTCTGGGGTAGGCGGTGTCAGCGCGACATCGATGTAAAATCCCCGCATCATCATCCGCTTCATGACGGATTGACGCATGGAAATCTGATGGGTGATTCGCTCGCAGGACTTCAGATCCTTGGTGGCGTCGGAAACGATGAAATCCTTGATATCGACGCATTCCGTGGTCGGGCGTCGCTTGAATGGATCAAGATACACTTTCTTGATACCGCAACCGCCGAATCCACGGCCCCAGAGCAGCATATGGGATGTTTCCGGGCCGTATTTCGTGTCAATCGAGGTCAGATAGAAATTCATGTCCCGCTCGAAGGCTTCGGCCAATGCATCTTGGCTTTGGTCGGGATCGGTAGCGAAGTCCTCAACCTTGCATGGCCCTTCCGCCGGCAGAAACTCAGCTTGGGCATTGGCCCAATCCTTTAGAACAGCGTCCAGCAACAAGGGATTGGTGACGACAGACATCCCGTCCATTTGAGATGAGCCGTCCCCAGCCCTCGGGCTCTCTATCTGGAGGCCCAGAAGATCCATGCCATCGGCACGATTGGCGAGGGATTCCGCCCTCGACTGATCGTCAGCCGTGATGCCCTCGTGCAGCTCGGCTGCGATCGTGAGCAGCCGACTTGGACCAATCTTGTCGGCGAGGTTCTTGTAGAAATCCTTCGGGTCTTCTGGTTTGTTATCGCCTTGCAATTGGGGATTGAACTGAACAACCACGCCACCGTCGGGCTGGTCTACCTCAAGATTGCCGTCAACGACGCGGACATTCTCGTTCTCATCATCAACGATCTGAACGCTGATTGGCTCGTATGCTGAAGCGTCGCCCATCAAGAGATGCCACTATTGCACTGCGGCAACCGAACGTCACTTCCCCACGTCGTAGTAACGCCGAAGGTCGGATTAATCGGATGAGACGGCCAAATTGGCGTGGGATGAAAATCAGCAACAGTCATGAATTCGACGCGCTTGACTGTGATGCCATCATCAAAATATTCGATAGCCTTAATCGAGGGGCATCGCAGCCCGTGAGACATCCCGCAGAAGCGGCATTCTGTGATCGTGGTGGCCATCTCACCATCCCCTAAAGAGGTACCCAAGCGCGCCTATTAGCACGCAAATCAGAAAAACCCTAAGGGGGATGTACGCAGTTGCATTCAGTGTCCCGGCTAGGGCATGTACAGGGGTGCATGATTTTGGGTCGCGGCTCATCAAGGAATAATCGCAAATCTAGCATACACCGCCCACAAGACTTGTCCGGTCATAAAGTTGCGTTCCCATACAATTTCCGGCTCTACTCGCCACACAATCATCTTCCCAGATTGGGGAGTCTTGGCCAAATGATGCACCCAATCGTCAATTGCTTCGTCGGCCGTACAACCCTCACCACGCACTTGAAGGTGCTCGAATTGGTCGACCAATGGTCTTTCCTCGGGTGGCTCAGAAAGAAATTTCATAAAAACAGGCTCAATAACCTTAACCGAGGTGAACCTTGAATTCACCTCATCCTTTAGTGCTTTCATCCGAAGTTGGGCTAGCAAGAGCTGCGCCGCAATTTCATTTGGCGGTTGGCCAATCTCTGGCAAGCTCATTTCTTAGCCTTCCGCTTGTCAGAACTCTTAGGCCTACCACTCATAAATGCAATCCACAAAAGTTGGATAACGTTGCCGCGAGGGTCTATTCTCGTATCGCCACCACGCTCAACCTCATCCTTAATCAACCTATTGAGAAACTTTCCTACCTCGGAAAATTTAACGGCATCGTGCATTTTGGTAGTTAGCCTCATTGGCGGCCTTTCGCTTTGTCGCCAAACCCATCGGCCAATTCCTCGACAAACCATGAACCAACCTTTGGGTAAGCATCGATCGCGGCGTGCGTCGCGCGGGCAATCGCATCTTTCTTCCGGCGATACCAGCTACGGCGCGACATGCCGGCAACCTGCCAAGGCCGCTCGCCAATGATTGGTGGTCGACCGCGCTTCAATTTGGCTTCTGACGGACCGGGCAATACGCCGGCTGGCGTGATGTTCCTTGCATCACGACTTGATCCCATACTCGTGAGGTTGCGAGATGGCCCGGAAGTGCCATATTGGGATGCGCTTCTCTCAGCGCCGCCGCCAGAACTCTTGGCCTTGGGCAAAAGCACGGCAAAAGCCGCATCAAGCTCAAGACTTGTTTTTGGTCGATTCGATTTGGCTTCTCGCGGTCCATCGTTTGATCGTTCAACGCTCTTTTTTGGGGCTTCTTTAGCGGTAGAGTTTCGTCCCCGAGTTGACGACGTGGCCGTGTCTGACGGGGCTTGTCCGCCACCGCGAGAAGTCGATTGCGGACAACCGCCTAACCGATGCCGATCGCCGCAAATTCTGCAAAGGGGTAAATCCATCTTCTCTGTTTCCGTGGGGGCGTCGATAGCGCCTTTAATCTGCCTCTGTCCTCAGATTTGGTCATGGCCGCTCGATCCTGCGCCCATCAGCATCCGTGATCCGCCAGCCATCGATCATCCCGACAAGTTGCTGGACGCGGCCTTCTGTCAGGTCGTCGTAATGCGTATTCCTAATGATCTGGATCAGGGGCCAGAGTTTATCCCCCTCATCAATTCTGTAACTGTCGCGACTCATGCCGCCGCCACCGAACAGTTGAAAGCACCGCGACCATGGTTCTTGCCGCCACACTTGCATTCACAGTTCATGACGCGACCGGTCGCGTTAATGCACCGCGCGTTGCATTCATGGCACGATGGGAACGATTTGAATGTCACTGAGCGGGTCAGTGGAAGCGGCTCGCGCGATCCGGCGGCATAGCCCACCTTCATGCTGAAGCTATCGTAACGGCTGCCCTTGAGGGCCGGAAAGGCGATAGCAAATTTGGCGTTGTCCATACCGCTGATCTGGCCAAAGAGTTCCGTGGTCTTTCCGTTGAAGTCTGAGAAGTTCTTGACGTTCGCCATTTGCTTGCTCCGTCCGTTGATGGCACAAGTATTGGCACAGAAATTGGCACAAGTAAAGGGTTCAATCAATAATTTAGCAGAAATTTTGTGATTTTTTGCGATACCAAGTCCTCCTTGAAATACCCTCTAAATCCCAAGGTCTATCATCTAATATGGGTGGCCGCCCCCTTGGCCGCGCACTCTTAACGCGCGGCCTCTTAGCCAGCGCGACCTTAGTCAAATTATGAATTGGTCTTTCTTCGATAATGGCTACCTTCTCAGCTATTCTCAGTTCCTCGAAAGAAGAAAATCTATCTATCTCAATAAAGGCGATGTCGGCGGCCCAAGAGGACGCTCCAAGATGCTGCATTAGTCTGAAAATAGCATTCAAAGACCTACCTACATAAAGGAGGTTACCGCATTTGTCGAAATGCCTATAAAGGTGGAAAAGATCAGTTACTTGAGACATGACGCAGTATATATCTAATAGTGAGACACTACGCCACAAGAACTATTTTCGGTGCCAACTATTTAAAGCAAGCCCTATCGCACCTTCACCCGCGACAAGATCTCCTGCTTGGCAACATCGATGCCCATATTCATCTGGGCCGCGTTGTTCCCCACATGGGCCACGCCGTAGTCGTTGGGGCCGCCTGCAATGACGACTAGCCAAGACATGTCGCCCTTTTTGGCGCTGGAAAGCATGGATTCAAGCAGTTCCACGCACTCGTCGCCGCCGGCTGGCATCATGCGTGGCGTGATAAGTGGCCCATTTCCAGTGATAAACCGTGGTTTGCTCATGCCAAATAATCCTTTTTGATTTGTACTTCTCCGCACAATAGTCAAGTAATGGTCATTGATGATGACATGCGTGGCTTATGGGCGAAATCAAGGTTCGAACGCGCCGGAAGAGGCCAAGGGTTCCCAATTCGGATCTCTCTTCTTGATCTGGGCAAAGGTCAGTCCTTCAAGGGAGGCTACGCCCGCTACTTGCGCGATATGGCTAATGGTCTCTTGGGCAACGGCTAATGCGGCACGCAATCGCTCGATTTCAACCGCCGCACGCTCCAACATTTTCTGTGTCCCGATGCCAAGCTCTCCACCCATTTGCTCTAGTCGCAAGTCCTCAACAATATCAGTCATTTGCAATCTCCCATCTTCATGGCGTAAACACTTCCCCAATGCATGTCTTCCAATTTCGGGGCCGTTGGCGGCTTCCTCAAGCGCTCAATCTCTGCCGCCGCCTCTCGGCAAAGGCCCGAGATAGCCAGAGCCCACCCGATGTTCTCGCCAATCTCTGGCGGAAAAGGTGACCCCGGTTGAAGATTGGCCATAGTGGTGAGACGATCCAGAATATCAATCATTCCAGCCTCCATTCGGGTTGTAGAAATAGCTGTATCAGCTTCTTTCGCTTCATAAACACCTTCAATTTTGGCTCTGGCGTCCCGACATGCCATTGAAAGCAATGATCGCAGCGGTAAACCACGCGGTTCTTGCGGCGATTGGCGGCCTCTTTGGCAATACGGTGAGACTTGAATGCAGATTTGCCCTCACAAGAGGATTGGCGGTTTCGAATTCCACTTCGTGCAATCATATAGCACCTTATGCCGATTTCTTGCCAAATCCTGGATATCGAGGGGCTTGTGGTGGTCGCCCCTTGTGTCTTACAGCTTCCAATTCTTGGGCTCGACGCTCCTCATCGCTGCGAATTAGGCCACTGTCGCGTAAATGCTTGATGGCTTGGGTGGTAGAATCGAACAAATCATCATTGGCCCCATAAGGAAATTTAGCACAGTTATCAATCACTGCAGTAGCCCATTCTCTATCTGGGTGGTAAATCATCTCTTGGGAGAATGTCGGCACGATCGCCATGCCGCGAGCGTGCTTATCTCCCTTCGGCTCTACAAGTTGGATACCCCAGCCTGCCCGGCCATGAGAATTACGGAGGGATTGAGCGGCTGATATTCCACTAGCCTTGGCTTCAATCAGCAATTGATCGACCTTGAATCTTTTGCATGTATCCGCCACCCACTCAATTAACCCCCAATCAGGCATGCATCGGCGCCTGTAAAGCGATTCGTGCTCGCCTGGCAGGATATCAATTCGCGGCCCAGAGAACTCTAGGCGCTTTTCCCAAGCATGAATGAGCATCGCTCGATTATAGCCGTTTTCATTTTGAAATATACCCCAAACCGTTAAGGCCGATGGATCGTTTTTTTCTTCCTCGGTGTAGGCGCCGTCCAAACTAGCCACGATGTACTCGAATGGTGGAAATTTTTGCCCATCATTGGTCATGTAGACCTCACCCGGCATCCACCATTCTCGCTTAATCAGGCCACCGCCCCGAGCTTCGGGAGTTTGTTGATACTGCGAATTAGATGAGGCAAGACCCCAAACCACATAGTTTCCAGTTGTGGTTTCGAGCCCATAAACGGTGTCAGAAACATCAGGATCAATGGATATCACCCTATCGTCCGTAGAGAATACACGGCCTGTCATAGCGCCGTGAATAATACGCTCGCGCCATTTGTTGGGCTGGATGACATGAAGAAACTTTTGGTAGAGCGTCATCTTGGCAAGGCGCTTGGCCTCACCGCCCTTGCGACGGGAACCGTCCGCAGGCTCAGCTTTAAGCCAATAACTTCTAACGGGCTCCCATCCAAGGACACGTTTCTTTTGAGAAAATCCGAAATTAAAACCTAGCAGCCGCAATGAAGCCTCTAGTTTTTCGCAGATCTGCAGATTGCGCCCACATCCTTGTGTAAATGTTATCATTGGGCTTGCGCAATGATCTGCTTGACGGCGCCTTATGATCGAAACTGATCCCTCGCCATCAAAAAATCCACATACCCATCCCGCCGCTCTGATTGCCTCTGGCGAAGTTGGGATGTCGATCGATGGTGGACATACCCGCCGCAAAGTGCTGCCACCTCTTTTTCGGCCGGTAGAACAGCCCGGCGCTCTAGCCGTCATGTAGGGAGGGTGGCTGGTGTCATTCCTGCCCGTCCACCATTTATGCTCAGGGGTGCAACGAATTACATGACCGCTCTCAAGAGTAATCCGAACAGTAGGTCGCACGGATGCATGCACCGATAGAACCTCAGCCTCCGAAAATCTGGCACGCTTTTCATCATTGCCAATAACGAAGCCGGCGATCTTATCGCCCTTCTTTATGGTTCCGATCGGACGCATAGAAAGGTCCGACATGAGAACGGGAGCTTCGTATGGATTGCAAGCCCATGCATAAGGGCCTTTTTCCTTTTTCAAATCACGCACGGCGGTATCCGGGAAGCGCTCCTCCCATGCCAAGGCACCATTACAATCATCTGGATTTGGCCGCCACCTCGGATCAACCCAGCCTATTTTTGTAGTGTATGGGTCCCCGTTTTCGTCCGCATCCCAAACATACTCCATCGCGATCGAAAGATGCACATAGTCAAATGCGTTGTCGATAATGGTTGCTGACACGTCAACATCACTGATGCGCTGCATGATGACGATTTTTGATCCAACATCGATATTGTTTAATCGGTCAGACATTGATTCCCTAAACCAACGTACCGTTTCCGTAATAACGGTTTTTGATTCCGACTCTTTGACATTGTGCGGGTCATCAAGAAAAAGTTTATCAGCGCGCTCACCCGTGCCAATGCCACCAACAGAAGTGGCAAGCTTCCATCCGTGTTTATCATTTGATACTTTGCGAGCGCCGACCTTACGAAGCTTGACCTTCTCGCCATACATCATTTGATATTCCGCAGAGAGCATAAGGTCGCGAAACTTTTCGTTATCGCGCTCAGTCAATCCAGCGGAATACGAGAATGCAATGTATCTGAGATGGGGAAGTTGCATCGGTCCCCACTCCCAGGATGGGAGGAATACGTCGACCAAAAGACTTTTCATAGCACCCGGAAAAACATTTACGAGGAGGTTCTTGATCTCCCCAAAGGTGACAGCTTCAAGGTGCTCGCAGATGGCTTCCAAGACCCAGCCGCTCGTAAATGGCGTATCAGGCTCCAACACATGCCAGAAATATTTGACGAAGCTCAGCAGCCCTCCGCGCCACACTCCATCCTCATCGCGATAGCCGCGCGTGCTGTGTTCAATCTTGGCGAGGCGGCGGCGCTTCTCGGCTAGCGAGGCGGCGAAGCGCTCAACGTCGGATCTTGGAATGGCGCGATTCATCATCCAATATCAGCAGCATTCTGTAACCGAGATTTCCAAGCATCATCTATCTTGGTTAGTACCGCTCTCGCATCTTCTAATTCCGGGTCTTCCATACAACGAAAGAGCGCTTGCTTTGCCGCGAGCAAAAGCCAAAGCGGATAATCCTCCCCATCGTGCGGTAGTTGCATGGATTTTCTCCTATTTCGATTCAATCAGAGCCCGAGGGGCCGTTCATTCGATATTCGGCTTCAATACTTCGACCGAGAAATAGCCTGCTTGGCCTTGCTCACGGACCAGCAATCCGCTCCCATCCCCAAAACTGATATGGAGAATGTCGTAACCTTTATCGTCCAGCGTCTTGACGCATCCGACCACGATCTTTCCCAAGATTTGGATGCGATCCTCAGCCGACATCACTTTCCTTCCTCCATGTTCATACGCCTACTTTCAGGCTAAACCAACTCACCCATAACGTCAACCGACGATTGACCAAAGAAAAGCCCTCACTCCATGATGGTGAAGCGAGGGCCTGAAGTTTGGGAGTAAGCTCCCTGACAGGAGAGCAATTCTCTTATGGCGCAACTTGAGTGAGAATGCCAGCGTTATGGGTTGGCGGCGGGTCCAGCGCCGGCCGCGCCAGTGTTGGCGGGGATATCTGCCTGTAACGAGGTGTTGACGGACGCAATATCCGCATTGGTTTCGGCCAAGGCAGCGAGGTCGTCGGCGCTCATCACGCGGCCGGCGGCTACTTGGGCCTGAAGATCGGCGATCTGAGCACCTTGATCAGCCAGCATCTTGGTTTGCACCGCAAGACCAGCCTCAAGCGATTTGAGGATGCTTTGCGTCTGGCGGATGCCATCCAGCGCGGTTTGGATTTCGGCGGATACGGCCATGACTAGTTGCTCCAATCTCGTGTTGTAGTGATAATGGTGGACGGTGAATTGCATCTGGGGAGTATACATCAGTCTTGTGAAAGTTCCAAGACCAAGATGTTTATTTCGCCCTGACTACCTCCTTAGCCGTCCCGTCGTGGACGGCCTTCAAGATGACGGCTAGTCCGTTCCACTGATTTTCTGGCGGCATTGCCTTGTCCGGGTCGACGACAAATGCCGCCGCCGCGATGTTCACACAATCCCAATCAATATATACCTCGCGAGCGCCCGTGACCTTTGCTGTCATGCACAGCGTATTGTTGGGCGAGGTTACAAAATTAATGCCGTACAACGTATCCTCGGGATGCGCCTGAATTGGGCGCGCTTGAGCCTGAGCGGGGACGCCAACAAGATAGCCTCCAGCCTCAGGGTCCACAACCTCACCCGCCAGAGTTGGCGTAACGAGCGACAGCAACACCGCCAAAATTCCAATTGATTTGCTCATTGCACCGGCTCCGTTGATTCGTCATCTATCTTGAATGTCAAAAGCTTGATCGTGTCATCAGGCAGTCCAAATGCCTTGGCTTGTTCGGCCAGATATTTGTCCAGTTCATCGTTGGACATCCGCGCCTCGACGACCTCATGACGCTCAATAAACATGTTGAGTTCCCTGCCCAAAAGCTCCAAAGCTCGATTGGCGCCCGTTGGATGGTATTGAAACTCCTGAATAGGGGCCTCGCCTTCCACGATAGTCACGTTGATCGGCAGTTTTCCCAAGCATTTCAGAGCGTTCTCTCTCAAATTCTCTATCACCCATGTCTTGGTGAGGGCCGTCTGCTCGATTGCCTTGGCCGTGGATTGCGCGTGCAAATGTTCACGCTGAGCAAGCAGGTATCTTACCCGCGCTTGGATGTCCTTTTTGTCTTTCAGGGTATGCGCATTGGCGTGGGACGGCCTATAACCAGCCGCAATATAGGCCCGATCGTAAGAGGTGCCCTTGGCCAATTCCTGCGAATAGATTTCATGCCGATGGTTGGGGAGGACCCTGGAGCCATCTTCGGCGATCTGATTGAGGGTGGTGATACTGCTCATGGGATAGTCTTTCGAGGAGGGCCGGCCCGACGCATACGTTCGATGGCTTGTATCAGGTATTCTCCTGACAATGGAGCCCCATACGCCCCTCTACCGAAAAACTGATCTGCCGATATTGATTCGGTTGAGGTCAAGATGCTGCCATTGTTGCCACGCCAGCAAAGTTGGATGTGGACCGATTCCGGCCAATCCATATTGGGATCGTGTTGGATTGATCGCTCCGTATCAGATTTTTGGATATCAATTGCCATTATCGGTTCCTCTTATTGTCATCCCGTATTTTCATGAGAAGCCCATTCACTGCATCAATCGCGTTGGCATGGTCGAATGAAAGCTCAGCACACGCCTCACCCAAGATGATATGGATGCCATTGCCTATCTCGGCCCGCCAGCCATCGTCAAAATAAAACAATGCAAATTCTCGGTTGCCTTGCTTGGCCTCAATGCAAGCTGCGATGGCCTTCGATAGATCGGAAATATCACTCATCTCAAATGCTTCTTGCCGATGGCCTGATGTAGCTCGGCCAATGCATCTGCGGCACGCACAGCCAATTTAAGCCATTTCTCATGTTTCAAGATGGCTGGATGCTGCACAAGCTCATTGTCAATCGCGCTTTCGAGAAATTGCGCCATATGCAATGCCTCATGGCGCCCCATGCTGCCGGGCGCGTAGTCGGCGGACTTCTTGGATTTCTTCATTTCATCCTCATGCTACCATAAACCGTAAGCGCGCCACATGCGTAGCCGAGAACGAAACCGACTGAGACGGGGACGCCAGTCCAATGCCCGACTGCTATCGCCAACCAGCCGAACACGAGCATCGCCACTATCCGCCGTACTTCTTGTAACGTATTTTCAGGATAGGCCAGAAAATCGGCGATGGTATTGATGGTTTTCCAATTGAAGATCATATCTCGTCTAGTTCCACTAATTGCCAAGGGTACACCTGCAAAATCGGAACGTTGAAAGCTGCTTTAATCGCCTCATCGCGATCGGAAAACACGGCGATATTTTCGCAATCATTCTCGGTAACGAAGCCGACGCGCTGGTTTGAGGTGTTCCGGAATAGAATAACACATTCGCTCATCTCCGCTTACCTTCCTGCGAGGGGACGGCTGGGGTGCGCGGCACCCGTTTTTCTTGGTTGGAAAATTCCGCCGAAATTTGCTGAGCACTGAACTTTTCCGGATCGGCCTGCTCGTAAAGAGTGAGCCGCAGCATCAATATGTTCAATTCCGGATCGTCGATTTCCGCCGCTCGCTCCGCAACCGCTGCAAGCAGATGACCAAAAATCCGGAGTGGCTGCGTCAGAATTTCAGTACCTGGATTGTTCAATATCTCTTGCAGGAGAGATGAAGTGTGGACCTTCCATTGCGCCCGGTCACTCACTGGCGCTCTCCTGTGGTGAGGGCGGGGCGCGAGAGTACTGTTCGTGCAGCGAAGGCAATCACCGCAACAACATAAAACAGGGCGGCTGCAATTGTGTGATCGGCGCCGGAGATCGATGCTCCCAAAAGAAATCCTCCAATCGTAGTTCCGATCCACCCGAGCATGCTGAGATACGATTCGTCGCTCATGTCTGGTCCTTTCGCTCTGCCGGTGGGAGGGCTGTGGCCGCCAAGTCGTCGTCGGTCATGGGGAAGGCATCTGTGAGCGCCCGCCGGACGCGGCTCAGACGCTCTCGACGGACCGCCAGTCCATCGGCGGCCAGCATGGCGTTATTCAAATCCGACGACAGTTCCGTGAGAGCCGAATGAAGGTAGCTGCCGCTCGCCCCGTGCCGGTCCATGATCGTCAACAATTCATCGATGCAGATTTCTGCCGCTGTCATCCGATCACGTTCAGCGCTGCAAAGTTTTCTCGCGAATTTCATTTCACTCACGCCCCACCCCCCAGCCTTCAGCGCGGAAAGCTCAGCCACGCGCATTAGCGCGCCGATCAATTCTGACTTGGTGAACGTTTCAAGCTTCACCTTCAGGTCTTTGTGCGTATCCGCACTCATATCCCGTGTCGACTGGGATAACATATCAGTATCCTCGCGCCGGGTTGTCGCAATAACCGTTGCGGTCGTAATGTTCATTGAAGCGCCACCATCCGGAACGGCGGGCGTCGACAACCTTGCACAGCCGGCCCTCAAAATATTCCAGTTCGCCGGGAATTTCTTTCTCGGTCATGTTGCCGATCTCACTACCGCCAGTGTTTTCGGTCATCTCAAAACCCCTTATCTTGCTGTGTTAGAACGGGATGTCGTCGTCGGAAATCGGTTGGACAGACTTGGGATCTGGATCGTCGAGATACCGAAGCTCCCATGTCGGATGAAACGGCATGGTGTGGCCAATACCATCAAGTCGAATGCTGAGATGACCTCCGTTTGCGCCGCAGATCGTTCCAAGCTGAGGTTTGGTCTCGCCTGTGTATTCGACGCGACCGCCGCACTTCGCTGGAACGCCGTAGTTCCTCCTGATCCATTCTATGCTCACTTCCGCTCTCCCAAAGTATCCGGGCCTTGGTCGGCGGGGGATTCGGTGGACAACATCGACTTATGATCATGCCTTGCTTGCTGTTGTGCGCCCTTGAGCCCAACGCTTTCGATAGGGTCGATAATCTTGGTTTGGGATTCGGTAGGCGGGAATGGAACGGCGGTGCACGTCAAAGCGTGAAGCTCTGGCTTGCCATCGTCCCACTCGCCATGGCAGACGGCACACGATTTGCCGCTTCTCTGGAAGCATCCGCCTGCCACTAACCGCTCATGCTGCTGGATAGCTAGTCTACGAAGATCAGTGCGAATCTGTAACTCCCGCACATTGGAGGCCGTCTCAGGTTGTGGGTCCGAAACCTCCCCTCCGGTCTCGCTCTGTGCAGAGGAGAGGGCGGCGCGCAGTTTCTCGGCTACCTGCGATGGCGTGTCAGCGTTACCCGCAAGCATTTCGCTTTCTAAATCATCCAAATATTTCGCGGTAACCGTGACCATGGTCCGCAGCGCCTCGCTCCCGGCTGCCGGCGGGACGATGCGGGTGTTCCAGTGCATATAGGCACGAGCCGCGCAGTCCTTTCCATAGAACCACCAGCCCTCTACATCACAATGACTGCAATGCACGTTAATTGCAGGCTCAACTTTGTGTTTCGGGTTACCGCTGATCATGGCATCATAGCCGCAGAACGGGCATGGCTTCAGCGCTTCACGTTCGGTTTGGTTGGTCATCTCAAATACTCCAGGATCTTAAGATAGCTGCCGAGACCAAGCACGGCGACGGATGCGGACATGGCCAGCACCACGCTGATCAGTCCGATGGTTTCGCGTGATTGCTTTGTGCCCCATTCGTATTTCATGGCCGTGCCCGTCCAGATAACGGAAAAAATCTTGGGTTCTTGTAACCAAATCCTATAGTGGCAGAATCGCAAAGATAATAAAGCTGATCGCTAACTACCTTCGGGTCCATGCCTTCGATATGCGCGATTGAAATATTCATTTTACCGCTTTCCGTGCAGACAATCGCCCCGCCGCGAGGTGTGAGGCCCCATGCTAGGAAATAACCCAACATGCCCATCGAGATATAAGCTGCAAAAATCCGCATCTCATTCATCTCTGGTCTTGGCGGTCATGGTTGAACCGCTCTGGCACGGGCGAGGGCGGCACCGAAGGTCCATGGGCTTGTCACCGCTATTTCGTGGAATGTTTCCGGGATGCGACGCGACTTATACTCGCCCTCAAACGTCACCAAGATATTGCCCAAGCATGCAATTGGCTTGCCGACGGCAGCGAAGTATTGTGCTTGAAGACATTTTGTATTGTCATCATAGCAATAGACTTTGTCCTCCGGCTGCTTCTTCAGCCACAAGATCAGCCCCTCCAACGAGAATATGTCCGCTTCCGTCTTCCACCAATCGCCTATACGTCCGTGCATGTCAGTCTCCGTTCTGTTCTGTGAATCTATTGGCCATTTGTACCAACCCATCCCGCTCCGCGATGACTTCCCGCAACTGTCGCTCAAGGTTCCTGATCTCGCGCTGCAGGTTCGCAATGACCGCATCCTTTTTCTGCATGGGCGTCATGGTGCGGAAGCTCTTAGGCATGTGTCTATTCAATTCGTTTGCGGAAGCGTTTCAACACCGACCACTTCGCGGAGCAGAAACGAATCTGGGCTCATCCCGCCACCACGAAGAAAATCGTCAACCTCTGGCGCCTCAAAGTCAATCGTGCGATATGTGACATCAAGATGGTTGCTGCCTTCCAATTTCAGGCTGGACCGTATGATAATTCGCAGGGTCATTATTCTTCCCCTAAAGCAGATTTTAAGGCTCGAAACCTCGTTTCAACCATGTCAGGCGTCTCTCCCTCCGCAATCGCCATCGTCTCTTCCAGAACACGCAATGCGCTGGTATATGCATCGAACTCGCTACAGCCCAATATGCGCATGGCGTGAAGCTCTGCGTTCGCGACTGCGGTCGCTATGATGCGGCTCAGAATGAAGTTGCTGGGGGTCATTTCGGCGGCTCCGGTAAATTATCAGGGATCCTCGCCCAATGCGTCACTCCCCAGATATCGATTGCATTTCCATGTAAGCTGGCGATATTGGCGTACTTGTTGCCGCCGTTGTTCCCGAGACTACCCGACCTGACGCCAATGTTAGGACCATAAAGAAGAACATCAATTGTCTTGCCCCATGCGGTTTCCGGTGCCATTTCGACCAGGAACCATTCCAGCCAAGGTTCAGACATTGGATGTCGCTCAGGCAAGCTCTTAACGTTGATGGTTACTTTAGCCATACTCATTCTCCGATCGATGCAAGGGCGGCAAGAACGTCACTGATCCTGGCAGACATTCCATTGCAGTCGGTGAAGTTTCGGTGACTATAGTCTCTCAGGCACTCGCCCAATAGATTAACAAGTTCCTCATGCGCGTTTACGCATTTGACGATGTGGGCGGCGTTGGCTTTATATGGGTCTGTGCCATTGCGGCGATGCTCATCAAATGAGTCTCGGCTATAGCCCCTTGCAATTGCCGCTATCGGGTAAACCCCATCAACTTTAATGGTGGCGCGAATCCACCCCCAATCGTCATGTCGATATGGTCTGTATGCCCACGGCGTCGGCGTATGCTCACCCATGATGCTCAACCCCTATCGAATTGCGGCCAGTCGGACTGGAAGCCGGGCTTCTTATCCCAGACGCGCATACAATCCATGCACCCACACTCGGTTTCGGATATCGAAACGATGGCGATGTGGTCACAATCATCTTGCCTCTCCTGCTCATTCCACTTTCCGGCCTGCCGATTAGACATGATGCTCCCTCTCCCCATAAATGATCCGGTTGGAAAATTCCGGCCAATAGTGATAGTTGCCGGCACGGTAGCAGTCCCATCGCCAGAGCTTCACATGCTCATCGGCTTGCGGCGGGCCGCAGAGCAGATCTCGGATGTCGTCGGCGTTACCGACGATGACGATGGGATGGCTGGTTGAGCAATGAACTGGCATGGGATCAAGCCTTCACAAGATAGTAAACATTGGTTGCGGTGAACAGATATTTGCGGCGGTCCTCATCGGAGACATCGGACCAATCCACACGGCGTGGCTGGCCAGAGGCTCGAATGGCTTCGCTCTGCCAGATGCATTCAGCGATTTTCTCTATCATGTCTTGCATCTCTATCTCCCGTTCTGATCCCATGAAGTGCCGGGGCTTTCTCCCGGCTGGTTTTCATGGTCGCCTCCAGTTGGCTATTCAGTGACACTTGGTGTGCTAGTACCGCCTTAAGCCCAGTATCCTTTCGGAGCTGGGCGTAAAGCGGGCAGGGAAATTAGATCATCGGCGTGGCCAAGAGGCCGCGACAACGAACACTATAGACCACATATGTATTAGCACGACGATCATAGCGTATTTGATATTCCTAACGATGCGATCTTCTTGTTCCTTGGTCACGCCCACACCAGCGCCAGCTCGATAATCTGCACGCCACGGAAACCAGCGACAACCATGTGGAAACCGCGCAATGCGTTGCCGAAAGCATCGCGATAGGCGCCGCCGTACTGGCGATGCTCAATGCGGGCTTGCTTGTGGGCTGCGGTGAACATCTGGGCTTTGGTCATCTGATTTGCTCCGTTCTGGTAGCCTCACCATACACGGCCCAAACCGCTAGTCAATGGTTGATTGACGGAATTTGTACGATTTCTGAATTATTTTTACTCAACGTCGGATGGCGATAGCCTTAGCCGCGTTACCAGCCGCAAAAGCTTAGTCTTTCTGATCTCGCCGCTTCTTGCTGGCGCGCTGCACGATTAGCGGATGCGGGTTCTTTCTCATGGCTTCCTCTCCAGCAATTCTGTCGGCACCTTGCATCCAGGCTGGGATGGGGATGGACCATAGGCCAAATTCCAATTATTGGTCTTGGCATAGATTCTCAGAACGAGCGGCCAATCGATATTGATGGTCTGACAGGGCGCAACGGGAGCGGCGATCGTCTCGAAATATTTCCCATTCAACCAACTCGCTGCGTGATAGGTGAATCTTTCCTCTTGGCCGCGCACGCTCTTGGCGTAGATTGGTGCAGCTACCATCGCTTGCCGTTGCTCGTCTTCGTCCAGCTTTCGCCATGCCTTGAATGCAAGAAATTTGCTTGAATTGAAACGAGGTGGATAGAGTTTCCAGAATTCGAGGAATGTGCCTGTGTATGCGATCTTTGCCGGTAGCTTCTTTTCTTTTGGTGGTGCGGGCAATTGGAGGTCGAATAGCTGAGCTGATGTCATGTGGCGTTCCGTTCGTGATGGTGAACGTTTGGGCAAGTACATTCGGCAATTACCTTCGCGCATTGCCAGCATTTGCCTTCGGCCTTCCGCTTGGCTTTAATCGCCCTCCAACGATCCTGCGTCTCGCCAAATGTTTCTCGGAATTGACCATCAAATCGATCCCAGTCCATCGTTATCTCCTATTGATTGGGGATATTCTGCGTTCAAATCACGCACTGCGTTCACGGCTGGATTGACGTAAGCTTCCACCATACCGACAGGACCGGACCTGTTTTTCTCAATCTGAATGTTGAGCTTGTTCCAGCATTCGATCATGTCGGTTTGCCATTGTTCATATTCTGGCGTGCCCGGCTTTGGCTCTTTGTTCTGCAAATAATAAGCCTTGCGATACAACATGATGACCAATGATGCGTCTTGTTCAAGCGAGCCTGACTCGCGCAAATCTGCGAGGCTTGGCCGTTTGTCCTCGCGATTCTCGACACCTCGATTAAGCTGGCATAGCGCGAGCATGGCAACATCTAAATCTTTCGCCAACTTCAAAAGTCCGCTTGATAATTCCGAAACTTCGGAGACGCGGTTGCCGCGATATCGATCAGCAACCCCCATCAATTGGAGGTAGTCGACGATGATAAAATCCAGTCCGCCTTTGCGCTTCTGCTGTCTCGCCTTGGCCCCGACCTGGGCCAAGTTCATTCCGCCTTGCTGTTCGATCTGGAGTGGAAGTTTTGCGAGCGCGAGGCCAGCGCTGGTAAGATAGCCGAACTCAGTCTCACTGATGACGCCCTTTCTGATCCGCGAGTATGGCACCTCACGCGAACGCGCCTGACCGAAAATCATATCGGACATCAGCCGTTGCGAAAGCAGGATGTCTCCCATTTCGAGACTAAAAAATATTCCTCGGTATCCGGGATTGAGAACTTCGCCAGTTTGTTCGTCGATATGCTCGGAACAGAGGGAGCGGCAGAAATTGAGGGCTACCCCGGTTTTCATCATTCCGGGCCTGCCGGCGAGCAATGTCAGCTCCCCCCGATGCAGCCCGCCGGTCTTGATGTCCAAATCCCTGAGCCCGTAGGACATGCCTGTAACGGCCCCGTCGTTTTGATATGCCTTGGCAGCTGCATCAACTGCACGCACCACGGAGGCCGCCAAGGTCAGAGAGGGGCTATCCTGCGTAAATCTAGCGCTAGCGATGGTGTCGATCTGATCTATTGCCCAAGTCGACAATTCGTCCGCATCGGTAGTTTGCGCGATCAATATTTCGTTACCGACATTACGAAGCGCACGTATATCTGATAAGTCCCTGATGTTTCTTGCAAAATCACGGCAATTGACGATTGTTGTGCTTTGGGCCGCCAATTGGGCAAGATATTGCCCTAGCGTCATGGTACCGATTTTCATGCCGGTTGGCAGGAAGGCTTGCAGTGTGACTGGGCTGGCGACCTTACCAAGGGTGATAAGCTGGCCCATGGTCTGCCAAATCGTGGTGTGGATAGGCTCGAAGTAGCTTTCAGGCGAGACGATTGATTCGCATAGGCCGTAGACCTGATTGTTAATGAGGCAAGCGCCTAGGAGTTGCTGCTCCATCGCGATTGAGTGGGGCTCAATCATCAAAGAACCTTAGGCAAAGTGATTGGTTTTCGGCTCTTGCCTTGGTTGATTTTCTTGCGAGTTCTTTCCTTGTGGGGGATGCCAGCGTCGATCGTGCGCTTAATGGCGTTAAACTGCTCTCGGCTCAGCGTATGATTTCTTGCTGCTCCTAGGCAAATATAGCCAAAATCGGTTGGACCCTGCACCCTTAGAAGCTTGTTAGCCCATACGGCAGCAAGACCAAATTCATCGTCCGTTAGTTCCATAACAGCCATTTTCAATTCTCCCATAGTCCGCGTTCCGCAAAGACTGGCCTCCCTACCCTTCCTTGGGTCTGGGCCATGCGGTTGAGCCAACTAGACGGCGCGTATCCCCAAGGTACCTTTTAGCGAGGGTCAACTCGACTGGCCCGCCACGACACCCGGCGAAAGGTAAATACTATTGCCATAACTTGCCTTGGTTCTTGGATGCCCTGCTAGTCCACAAGCACCCACGGACGGAACGGTCCCATCGCTGGGGTAAGAGCCGCGCGCTTTGTCCCCGGACGCTAACCGCCGGGCCGATGGTGCTGTTTTGGGAGGCTTGCTCAATCGGAACTAAATCCGGGCCGCAGGCTTGGTCGGTTGACGAAACGGCGGTTATGAGCCATATATGCCGTTGCGTTACTCCAGATTGCCCGCAAAAGCCTATCTGGACCGAAGCCGTCTCTCGTAGCACCACGAGGGCGGCTTCATCATTTGTGGCCCATCTTCATAAAACCGTCAAGAGCTTAGAGTTTCGCTCGGTTTCTATGGGCGGTATGTGGTGGTGTTCAGCGGTCTAGGGGTTGAGGATGCGGTACTCGATTGGAAGCCCAGCCCTTGACGCTGCCGCAATCCCGTACTCCATGCCCTTTGATATGCCGAGATCGGCATAGACAACGGATGCCTCGGCGACGGCCTTCCAAGCTAACCCCGCGTCGATGCCAAGCTGCCGCTCAGCGGGATTGGTATCATCAAGGATGCCGCGCTGGGTATAAAGCAGGTGCGAGGCAATCGGAGCTTCACCCCGCTGTATGGCGTCCCTGACACATTTGCGGGCATATCTGATGTTGGCCCATCGTTGCAGCCAATTGCCTGCATACGGGGATTCTAAAATAACGCGCCTCATAGCGCCAGATCCAGCATGCTCTTTTGCCGATCCTGCTCATCCATCTTCTTGATCCTTCCGGTTAGGGGTTGAGAAGATCAAACAATGATCCTGGCTCAAATGGCAGGGCGTCTCTCCCGAGTTGTTTCGCCATGTGTCTCTTGCCCTCATCCCGGCCCATGAAGGCGGCTTCTATGCGAGCGCGGGCGAGGATGGCATATTCGGGGTTGAGTTCGATCAGGGTTGCTGTGCGGCCTAGTGTGGCCGCTACAAGGGCCGTGGTGCCCGCACCGCCGAAGGGATCAAGTATATGCCCGCCTTCTGGACATCCGGCCTTGATGCAGCGTTCGGCCAATTCCGGCGGGAACGTCGCAAAATGCGCTTCGCTGAATGATTGTGTAGCCATGGGCCAGACAGTGAGCGGCGCAGACTCATAATTCCGAAGAAGTCGACCGCCTCCGCGCCCCAGTTCATCTAACCCAGTATGGTTGATATGGTCCTGGTGCCGTGGCGTAACCTCGATCATCTTCCCATACTCGCGTCCGCGACGATGACGCGAACCATGGCCACCACCTCCGGTATCCCAACCGTCGGGCATCTTCACTTTTGTCGGCGCCCTGCGTTGTGCTGCGGGAATGGCTTCGCCGAGAGAATGACGATTGTGTTCGTTTCCAGTTAACCCAGCGGGGCCATTCTGCTTCCCGGCTTCTGCATCATAATAAGCACCCATTTTAAGCCATCGCGCTCCGTCTCTGTCCTTGTCCGTAATTAGCGCACAACGCTGATTAAGGTCCGGTTGAAATGATATTTCACCAGTGTCACGCGCCCGCCACACGTTGCCATCATTACTCTTGGTCAGCATGAAAACTTTCTCATGCGCAGTTGATGGGCGATAGGCGCCTGAACTGTCCGGCATCGGGTTTGTTTTCCCCCAGATAATCTCTGAACGAACCCACCAACCAGCCTCTTGCAAGGCAATTGCAAGGCGATTTGGGATCATACATAGATCCTTCGCCTTCATTGTCCCGCCAATTGTCGAGAGCGGCTTGTCGCGGAACGTGCGGTCGTCATTCCCCGCCAATTTTGTATCCGCCGCGCTACGCCCATTTGGGGCCGTCGCATAGCAATCCCCATAATTCAGCCAAAACGTCCCGGTAGGCTTTAGAACTCGTTTTACTTCCTCGAAAATCGCCACCATGGTTTCGATGTGCTCGCCTAATGTCGGCTCCAATCCTAGTTGGCCAGCAACACCATAATCCCGCAACCCCCAATACGGCGGACTCGTTACCACGCAATCAAAATGATCGTCCGGCAACGTCTTGAGCATGGCTCGCACATCACCGACAAGCATCGTTACGCGACCATCAAGGAATGTTTCCGCGCTCACGCCGCCACAGCCTTCCTGTTTTTCGACGCGCGAGACATTACGATATTGATCGCGCTCGGTTCCGAGGGATCAATGAGGCGGAGCGGCTTCGTCTCGCTCTCAATATGCAACTCTACCGATTCGCCACGCAATATCTTCAAGGCATCAACGAACCATGCTGACCATACGCAGATGAATTGCCCGCTTGCCCCGTCGCATTCCATGATTTCGGCCCCATCGGCCATGCCAGTCATTGAGATGGACAATTCGCCGTTAACAGCGCTGATATCGATTGCTCCGTCGCCGCTGAAATCGCCAATATTTTTGAGCCGAGACACGCATTCGATCAAATATTCGCGATCGACAGTGATTGGACTGACGGGAGCCGTGATCATGCGGCGGACATCGGGATAAACAGCGTCAATGAGTTTGGAACTGTAGGTTCGTAAACCGTTGGTAATGGAGATGATTCGGCCGGATATTGTGATATCACCAAGGCCGAATTTCAGGATTTCATCGGCCGTTCGGCGCGAAACAATGGCACCTTTGAACTCGCCGGCTTCGATTTCAGTTGAAAATCTCATCAGCATGTAGCCGGAAGTACCTGATGATGCTATTTTTCCAGCCTCGCCATGGATGTACATGCCGTTGCAGATCGGGCGCTTATCCTGCATGTTGAGAGCATCGCGCGGACGGGCGAACAATTGCTCCAAATCCTCAGGTGAGGCCGTAAACTTGAAGCCGCCTTCCGCCGATAGCGGTTCCGGCATGTCAATGGCTCCCACGGTAGGCAGTTTATAGCGTGATTTGCCGGACCTGATATGGACAATCTTGTCCGCAGCCTCAAATACCACGTGGGCGGCCTTGGGAAGGCCCGCGATGAGCCTTTCGAGAGGCTCCGCAGGGATACAGCACTCGCCGGCCATGGCCATCTCAACGGCCACGACGGCTTCACTGGAGGAATCGAGGTCGTGGCCGAGCAGGGATATGCGATCGTCGGAGGCGCTGACCCTGACATGCTTCAAGATCGGGATGACCTGACTGATCTTGGCGCGGTCGCATGGACCACGAAGGGCGGTTAGAAGCTCGCCAGCGGCTACGGTGAATTTCATTTGGAGGTATCCTTGAGGGCTTTAAAGCCACCCGTGAGCATTCTGATTTCTTCGCGATGGTCACAGCATTGTTTTGCATATGCCAATGCGTCGGGGCGGTTCGGAGGACAATAATTGATGCCAATGCGGTCCATGACGCGACCGTGCGTGCCTTCCAGCACGCAGACTTCGTATGTCTTGCCGTTCTGAACGATCCAACAATCGCCCTTCTGGTATAGGATGTCTCGCTCGCCCATTACAGCCGCCTATCGATTGCATCGAACAGCGCCAGTATAGCGCGGTCGACGGCAGGGGTTTGCGGGACGGTGAATGTTTGGGTGCCTACGGGGCGGTGGATTTCGTCCAGGAAGGCATGAATGGCGACTGAATGGTCGGTTTTTTCAGCCTGCCCCTGTAGTTCGGTTTCAAGCTCACCGATCTCTTTTTCAAGATCGTCTTTATCGTCCTCAAGCTCGGATATTTTCGTCTCGCTCTCGTTTATCTCAGCGAGCCATTTAGCGTTCTCATCCTCAAGCTCCTCAATGCGAGCAAGGGCCGCCGGCAAGTCTTCGTAAACGTAGGGAGGGCCGCTCTGATCTGCCATGTTCATCGCTCCAGTTGTTTGATTTTTGCGGTAGCTGCGATAATGTCTTTGAGGCGATATTTGCACTCAAGTTTAGTCCCATCAGGAGCAAATAGCGCAAATGTCAACGGGATTGCAGACGCGCTGCCCGGCATACCGCACCAATAGCGACAGAGACCTCCAGCCGCCGCAAAATCGCGCATGGCGCGAGACCATCTTGTCTCACCTCCATACGAATCCCATTCTTCCGCTACTTTGTGGGCGGATTCTATCGGATGGTACATAGTCCATCGCTCCAGATGTGAGCGCGAACCATTGCAGATAAAATGGGGCTAGTCAATCGTCGGTTGACGATATAGGTGCAATAGTCACCTTGACGCCCTCGTTATTGCCCCAAGCCATCGTGACGCGGCGCACGTATGGTTTGGAATCGCCCTGGATTATTTTGTGGGCAACGAGAAGGTCAAGAGTTGCCTTTGTCCGATTATCCAAGTCGGACGCGTCCGTGGTCTCTGCATCGCTGACCTCAATCAGAATGTCGACGCGCTCTTTGATCGGCTTGATTCGTTGTAGGTTGAGCAGATAGCCGGCGTGTTTCAACCATGCTGAATATTGCGCGGTCTTGAAGCGACGGCCGCTCGCCATTTCAGTGGCGAACAAATTATTTGACGTTGGCGGCATCGGCAGATGAATGATTGTCATCCGGCCTTGAGCCGTTCGGCGATGTAGTCGATATAAACGCGGCCTATCCATTCACCGGCTAGGACGTATTGACTCTTACGACCAGAGCGGGAATTGCCGGACTGCAGGCGCCGGATATCTAGACCGTAGAAATCGGTAAGATCCATAATATATTTGCCTCGATTGCCGGGACTCCATTCAATCGGCACACCCTTACTAGATTGAAATAGGTCATAAACTTCTCGCAAATGCGTTCCTTCGCGCGGAATATCCTGTGTAGGTGCGCCGCGCTTCGCACGGAGAAAATGACTAACTGACGTGCATCGCGTCATCAAGCTGGCTCCCGCCGTGTCCCGTTCTTGTTGTTCCTCGCCCTTGGCCGCTCGTTAGCTGCCACGGCGGCAATCGTCTCCGGCAATATGGTCTCCATCGGCACGCCGGATAGCAACGATACCCGATAGGCGTACATCTCGGGGATGACGCCATTCCATTGGGCTACCGCCTGCCTGGAGTATCCCAGCAATCCAGCCAAGGCCGCTGCCGGGAACCTGTGGCCCTTCTTTTCAAGGGCCGCCATTACAGCCTCATAGCCGTCTCGATTGGTCTTTTTGTGCTTTGCCATGCCGCCTTATGGATTATTTTCAAAAATTAGTCAACCGGGCATTGACGGGAGGTTTTGGACGTGCAATGGATGTTGCGTCAATGGTTAGTTGACTAGATGGAGAGACGGATGACCAACCAAATCACCTTAATGCTCAATCAGGCTCGCATCGATCTACTGAACGCGCAAACCAAACTGGCCCTGTGCCGCAAGTATCGGTTTCCCGAGACCTTGCCGACGCAGGCGGTATGCAAGAGCCTTGATCGCGTCTGGGATTTGCAGTGCATGGCTGGCGGGACCTTTGCCTAAAACCTCGAAACCGCCAAGGGCGAGTAGGAGCAAGTCAGATGGCTGACCAAGAAAGCCCGTTTATTCCCGGTGCTCGCGTGGCGCTTTATACCGAGCGAAGCCACTACGGGCCACATGGATACCGCGAGGACTTCGTTCTCAAGTCTCACAAGACCGGCCGGTTCACATTGCGCGGCGATCCAAAACAGCAATGGTCGCCTAGCAGGCCTTCGGGTGACCTCAAGAAATACTGGTCTGGCACGCAAACCGGCAATCATGGCTGGAATGGCGGGGGATCATTGCGCTTATGGGATGAAGCAGCAGACGAAGAAATCAAGGCGACCATCGCCAAGCATGCTCGTTTCAAGAAATTCAGGAAACTGCAAGCCGAAGTCGAGCGCATCCAATTCACCGATTTGGTGACCCAAGAAATGGTTGACCAATTTGAAGTGGTGGTTCTCGGCATCAAGCCCATTCCAAAGGATGCACCAAAATGACCAACAAAGAGGCCAAGAAAGCCGCTTACGATGCATATCAGTCGTCCGGCGGCATATCTGATGAGCAACTGAAATTGCTGCTCGCCAGCATAGAGGACCTGATCGATACACTCTACGTGATCGGCGAGCACGGCTACCACATGGCCGGGTATTTTCTTCTGGCTGATTCGCTGCGGCAAATATCGGTAAGGCGCGCACGAGACAAGAAGGAAAACAAATGAACGACTTCCCCGATCTTCGCGAACCGAATGCATTGGATGCACTGGCCTATGTCGGCATGAAGATTTGCGAATATGGCGCGTACTGCATCATTGGCGCGGTGTTGTGCGCATTCTGGATTGCAACGTCTGAAATTGCGGGAGTGCTACCATGAATGTTGAAATTGACTTAACTACATTCGTCATTGCGCTATTTCTAATATTTTGGATGCAGTCAGGATGGCACCGAATCGACTGCGCGCTGGGAACGCAAAAGGCGTGCGGTCTGATTGCTGCCGAATATGACGCAAAGGCAAAACCATGAGCAATCCAGTCGATATTCTCTCGTCGAAGGACAAAGAGCAGATCAAGGATTTTGCTCGCGGCGACAAGTCAGCGACGCAGACCAGTTCAAAAAACCATCCGGCGGCGTCGGAAGTGCGATGACTGCGGCGCTACGTGGTCTACATTCGAAGTTGACACAGAATCAATCTTGCAAATCAGGATGCTTGCCAATGTAATTGGCGAAATGCAAAAGCTGGCGGCGATGACAACGATTGCCTCCGATGAACTTGAGATACCCTTGCGGATACGGAAAGGTCGTGGTCGCGGGCCAGATCGCGGCAAGAGACAGCTTAAATCTCGGACGGAGGTTGTAACGTGATCTGGCTCATTGCATCGGTGCCATTTTGGACTTTTGGCAGCGTCATTTTTCTTTCCGGAATCATCAATGCCGTAGACGGTATTCGCGGTAACGATCCGCTTCAACAGTCCGTCAATCGGTTTTGCGCATGCATGCTTGTTGGTGGTGCGATGCTTTATTGCGCCGCGAAGATCGCGTCATGACCGAGATCGGCCAAAAGGCGCCCCGCGTCCGTGATCCAAAATACCTAGCGTGGCTACGTCTTCAACCTTGTTGCCTATGCGGGAACGATCGAAGCGAGGCATGCCATATCCGGTCCGGATCAATCGCATATGGCAAGCGTGAGACCGGCATGTCGGAAAAGCCCGACGATAAGTGGGCTGTGCCGATGGATCGATCTTGCCACGGAAAGCAACACGCCATGAATGAGCTTGAGTTTTGGCGGTCATACGGCATCGATCCATTTGGATTGGCGAGTAGGTACTACGCTCGCGCTGCTTTCAGTGGACACAGCAGTCCGATTGCACGCAAGCCGGGACGGCCACGCAAGCAAGCTCCTGCCCAAAAGAGAAAAATTCAATCCAGAGGCTTCCGATGACCGATAGCAACTTCAAATGCGACCGCGCGCTGGAATTGCACGAGAAGGGTATCCCTTCTGGGGCAATCTGTGAGAGGCTTGGAATAACCCCGAAGAATCTGATGAATTATCTCATCAAAGGGAGGGCGCGAGCGGCAAAACCAACGGAAGAAGCCAAATCATGACCGACAATATCGACCGCTCCCGCAAATGGCATGACGATTGTCTTAACGGCATTGTCGGCCCCAGGTACGCGACCGAACCCGCAGAAGGCGAATATCGCATCAAGCGCAAATATCGCGATGGCCAGCCGACCACGCTGCATGCAGTCTACTTCTGGTACGATCGGACGGCCGAAGGTTCACCCATGCGATGCCATATCGATGGTAGGGACGTTTCAGACGAAACCGCACTTCGGACATGGGAGTATTGCGGGGCAAAGAACGTCATCAGCGGTGAGACCTATTGGGCATTCCTTGAAACTGGGAAATGGCCTGATGTGGGCGAAATGGTACCAGCGGCCAATCGCGACGTAACGACTTCGGACAATGCTGAGCCCGACGATACTCCGCTGGATCAAAAGCACGCTGCATTGATTGACAACGCCATCGCGGCAGCAATTGATAAGGTTGCGACGGAAGAAGAAGCCGCGCAGGCTCTGGGGAGCAAAAACCGGATTGCCGAATTGCGGTTAGCGGCGGATAAAGTCGGCCGCGCGATCTATGAGCCGCTGTACCGGGAATACACCAGCATTCAAAAGACATGGGCTCCCATCGTCAAGCGAGCGGAAACAAAGGAAGCCGCGCTCAATAAGGCGGTTCTTGCATTCCGCGAATCCGAGCGTGTGCGTATTGCCAAATTACAGGCTGAAGCCGACGAGCGCCAACGCCGATTGGATGAAGCGAATGCACGCGCCGCAGATCGGGCTATTGCGGCTGGCGAGCCTGAGCAACCTCCGATGGTTGAGGAAGTGGCGCAAGTCGCAGCACCGGCCGCAGTTGTACCGACTTACGGAACGCGAAAACTCAAGGAAGAACTACACACCATCCTTGATGCGATCACGGACTATGATGCGGTTTATGCCTTCCTTAAAGGCGAGCCGAAGGTAAAAGCGCTTTTGTTTGAACTGGCGATGGCAAAAGTGAAAGCTGGATTTACGGTGCCAGGAACCTCAACCAGACAAGGATTGATCTGATGGTAAAATATATCGTATGCGATACCGAGGGCTCCGGTCTTTTCGATTACAAGCGACCCGCCGACGCCGAAGGCCAGCCACGGCTAGCTGAATTGGTTCTGATCTTCGTTGATGAAGACATGAATATCGAGCGCGAATATCAGGCATACATCAAGCCAGATGGTTGGATCATGCCGGATGATACTGCGAAGATTCACGGCCTCACGCAAGATATCTTGATGGAAAAAGGCATTCCGGTCGTCGAAGCTATCGCGGTCTATAATGAGGCCGTCGCGGAAGGTCGTGTGATGGTAGCGCACAATTCCCAACACGATGCGAAACAGATCAGAGCCGAACTGCGCCGCGCGGGAATGCCAGATCAATTTGAGAGTGCGCCGAATATCTGCACCATGCGGGCGCTGACCGATGTCTGCAAGATTCCTCCGAACGGCGGGCGAGGTGGCTACAAATGGCCGAAACTTTCTGAGGCTGCTGTGTTTTTTCACTTCGACGAATTCGGTGATCACAGCGCCATGAACGATGCGCGAGTATGTCTCAAGCTTTTGCGCAAGCTGAAGGAATTGGACGCATTGCCGGAAGCAAAGGTTCATTTGGCGAAAAATCCACCAAAAAAAGAGCCAATTGCGTCAACCGACGATTGACTTGAGGCGCGATATGTGCGGTAGTAAATTCTTGAACATGGGAGATTGAGATGGGTCGCGAAGTCAGAATGGTCCCGAAGGGATGGCCTCATCCCACAGATCGCAAGGGAGATTTTATACCCTTGATGAAGGGTCCGTATTCCGAGCACGTTGCGGAATGGAATGAGGAATTCGCACATTGGAACAATGGCGAAGTTCTGGACTATTCGACGTGGCCAGAACAGCGCACTTTCAAATCAAAAGAAGGCTCAGCCATCGAATGCGAGAGTTTTGAAGAATGGTATGGCAAGCGGCCACTCCAGAGCGAGTACATGCCCGAATTTCTGGACGGCACCGCGACCATGCTCATGATGTACGAAAATACGAGCGAAGGCACGCCGATCTCTCCTCCATTCGAAACGCCGGAAGAACTGGCGCGATGGCTCGCCGATAATAATGCCAGCGCGTTCGGCGGAATGACAGCGACCTATGAGCAATGGCTAGCTACCTGCAAGGGCTTATATGCGCCAAGCATGGTATTGAGCGACGGCAAGATGATGTCAGGCGTCGAATTTTCGGCAACACCGCGCGATTAGGCCGGAAGGGAATTCAATATGCTGACGGCCGATGGATCAATTAAGTGCGATGATTGCGGCCACTTTATTCCTATCTCCGATCTAGTTACTGGAGATGCTTATCATCAGATGGTATTGCCGGATTCGGAATTCTCAAAAGAGACCTTTGAATCTCAATGCGCCCAGTGCCGCAGAAGGAAATCGATATGAATGCGCCGTCTACACAACTTGATATTTATCGCGCGGAAGTTCTGCCACCTGAGAAAGCTCGCGAGCTTTACGCGGCCCTGCCAAGTCACATCAAGCCGGCGGTATTCGAGCGCAACTTAATGAATGCGCTCATGGCCAATCCATCATTAATGGATTTTGAACCGCGCTTGATCTATCGCGAGGTAGCTAAGTCAGCTGGCCTTGGGCTGTTATTGGACCCGATTTTGGGCGAGGCCTATATTGTCACCGCCTACAACTACAAAACTCGGAAGGTGGAACCGCAACTTCGTGTCGGTTACAAGGGCATGTGCAAACTGGCTCGGCAGACCGGCGAGGTTGGCAATATCTATTCGCATGAGGTGCACGCGCTGGATTATGTCGAGTGCGATCTGGGCTTCCCGAAGGTCTTTCATCACAAGCCAAAACTATTTTCCGATCGCGGCCCTATCATAGGCTATGTGGCCATCATCACATTCAAAGACGGGACTTTCGACTTTGAGCCAATGTCGCTGGAACAATGCCTGGACATCCGCGATCGGTCCGATGCATGGAAGGCATTCAAGGATGGAAAAATCAAATCGACGCCATGGTCAACCGACGAAAACGAGATGTGCAAGAAAACCGACTTGCGCCGGCTGCTCAAGAGGCAGGCTCAGTCCCCCGAATTGAGTGAGGCCATCCGCATTGAGGATAGGGCCGAGTTCCCGGATATGGGGAATGGTGCCCCGCTTGGACTGCGAGATAGCGGCCCGCCCC